TCTTAATTTGACAATTGTTTCTGAAATTTTAGGCCAAACCACTGTTTCAGATATTTCTTTGTCATAATTTTTACGAAACGCAATAAGCTCGTCAAGAAGTATGGCGGTTTGGAGACTAACTTTCCTTTGAATAAGTAAACGTAAGAATCGTGAATGTTGTCCATTACGTATGCCCATGCCATCATCAAAAGAAAGGCGCTTAAACTCAAAATCAGAAAGCATACGACCAAGGTCTTCTCGTAAAGAGTAATCAAAAGTCTCTTTATATTTTTTATAGTTAATATAGGCTTCATTACCATCATTTCTTATAAGATTTCCAATCCACTTCCGACCATCAATAGCAAAATTACTAACAAAATAATCCAGTATGTCTCGTTCATTATATCTTTTAGATAACTTATGAAAAAAATACCTATCTTTTCGTTTAGTAAACGACTCAAGAGTTGCGTTGTTCTTTCCATTGTACTTGATATAGTCATATGAGCTCGTAGTGAAATGGAGTTTAACGCCGAGATAAATTTTGTAAACATCATAGCCACCATATTGCATTAATCATCTAACAAATACTTTGCACTTATAGGAAAATGGTCTTTAATATGCCTTGATAACGGTTGTGTTATCATTCTTGTTTCTTCTTGTGCGTCTTCTTTGTTCCTTAGGTTACAGACACGAGCAAAGGCATATAAACTTCCTGTCCAATACCACTCTGTCATCATATTTTGAGGTAGTACCATTCTTGCCATTTCAGGTGCTACACCCTCTTTTAATAGATTGTTGTATGTTTCTTTTACATATTGAATTGTAGAAGAAATATCATATTCAATCTCTTTGTCACTTGAACCTTGTTTTTTGTTTTCTGGTTTACCACGCCATATAAATGGCATATAAAATTGTGGTTCATCATCTACGTATCTACGACTTACTTCATTCCATACTAAACCAACTTGGTGTTTTACTAGTTGTCTTGCAACAAACACAGGTGCCTTAATTAAAAATTGTAACGTTGCATGACCAAATGGCGACCAATGGTTATGGTCTGCAAGGTACTTGATTAGTTTCTCATCTTTCTCATCAAATACATCTTTCTTCTTACTGAATGACACTCTAGCTGCATTTACAACAGACAGGTCACTACCTAATTTTTCAATCAATTCTACGTTCATCTATATCTCCTCACACAGGTAATCTTGCTGGTCTACCACCTTTAAGTAGGCAGACTTCAGCTGCTTCAGCTTTAATTTTTTCTTTTAGGGATTTGGTAATCATTCTACTAGCAGTTTCAACCTCAATATTCTCGGTCTCACAGTAGTGAATTATTGCGTCTAGGTAAGTTATTGGTTTCTTATCTTTTACAATGTTCTCAATTATCAAACTAAATTCTTTACTATTCATACTTACCTTTATATCATATTATACGTCATTTGTAAAGCGTGGATTGATTCTGTTACGAGGTTCAATCCACAAAACCCTAAGCGACTAAGCCGCTAATGCAAAGTTATTATCGTTTGCGTTTAATTAGCATGAAAGGTTGCCACCTATTAACCTCTTACAAACTTCTCAACACCTGTCGAATCCTGTATCAGCCCCGTCATAAGCACACTATTTGCCTTTACCACTCAAATATCTAATCCGGCGGTCTTCTTCTTTTTTGACCCATTTGTCAAAGTAATTTTTAATCCAATTAAACATTTTTACTCCTAGTGTGTTTATGGTGGAGCTGTCCGGAACTGCCCCGGAGTCCAGTCTGCCTACCATGTTTGTCGTCAACGACTAATTCTTATAACTCTGTGCCTAACATAGGCGATAGAGTTGTCTCGTATGAATGGTACAATATACATGACTCGGTCATGTTTAAATTACTTATTGTAACCATTGTTTGTGTACCACTCGGTTTAAACCAGTAAAATACATAATATACTACTTCACCATCTGGTCTTGCACCGGCTTTACCCACTGATACATTAAATACTTCAAAACCTTTGTCTTTTGTATATCTACCTACCTCATCTGGTGTACCACATAGAATTGGTATTCCTGTAGAAAAGAAATTATAATCAGTGATTTGTTTTTCAACTTCTTGTGCTCTTAACATGCCAGCCATTGCTTGGAACATTAAAAGTGAGAAGAATAATGTAATTATTGTTTTTTTCATTACTTCTTCCTCAAAGATAGGTGGTAATACAAATACGACTACGCCTTGTCTTTAGATTGTTCTTCGTAATATTTATAAAAATACTTAATAGCCGACTCAAGTTTTTCTTCATAGTCTGCTTTGTTTTTTACGAATGCCTTACATGAACCATCTTCACCTGCTTGCAAGATAACAATTTGGTCAATCTTTGTGCCAAATAGTTCTTCATACATATGTGCATAAGCAGTACATTGAATATAGTAATTCTCATTCCAAGAATCAACTCTTTCTTTGTTAGCTGTTTTGAAGTCAATCACGGACAGTTTACCATTGTATTCTGCAATACAATCAACTTGACCAGCAATGGTCAGTTTTTTACTGTACATGATTTTCTCTAATGCATGAATATTATCAAGTTGTTCAAGATAAGGTTTCAATAATCTAAACATACCTAGTGGTAGTACGTCTCTTGTAGTAGGCGTCTCACCTTTTAGGTAGTTTTCAACTAGATTGTGTACTGCTGTACCACGTCTAGCTGCTCTGTTCATTTCCCACTTCGCAGCCTCTTCGCCTACATTTTTACGCCAAGCAATAAGACCTGGTTTCTTTTGTACGCCGAGTACAGTAGTTATGGAAGGAAAGTGTTGTCCATCTACTTCATAGAAACGAAAACCATTTTGGTTCTTGCCTTTAGTTGTAGGGAATTTACTTTCGTCTAGTTGAATAAAATTCTTACTCATAATGTTTTCACCTTCATTTTTAATTGTCTAACATATAGTATACCACATTTCACTGGTAATGGCAATGCTTAAATGCCTTTTTTTGCATACATATCGTTTATTTCGTCACGACCTGCTTTAAGTTTCTCATCATTAAGACGTTTATAGTCTCATGTAAGAGTTTTCGCTAACTCTGTAGTCTCATTTACACGTCTAGTCCAACCTTTACCAAAGGTATCAAAGGTACTTAATTTCTCATAGTAACCTTGTCTAGCGTTTTGAAAGTTAGTGATTGCTTTTTCAATACCGTGTGCTTCAACGTATTCAGCAACGGCTTTCAAAGTATTAGGTCCAATACCACCATCTGCAACTGTACCAATCATTGTTTGTAGGTACTTTGCACTTCGGCCTGGTCCTGCATTGACACCAAAATCAAAGCAACATAAGTCCAAGCCACCTGGCAAGTCGTCACCTTTCATTTTGTCCCAATAGTTCTTTTTATAGATTGGAGCAACATCTTCAACTGTTAAGTCTTTCATGTCTTTTGTTCCACCCCATTCTTCATATACTCTTTTAGTTACGCCTAGATTTGTTTCACCACCTGGGTCTTTTGGATGATTTACATATCCACCCTCATGGTGTAAAATAGTTTCTAAACATTTCTGATAATTTGATTGCATTTATTGTTTACCTCTTGTTAACGATAATATCTTATCAATCTGTGCCTTAATTATAGGCTGTCGATTCGGCCAATGAATATATGGCTCTTCTGACTTTGATAAGTTGTATAAAAAAGGTAATATAACCTTTTCTATCTCTTTAAACCTACTCAACGTTTCTTCGTCTGTAAGTTCTTTTGTAACTGTATCTTTTTCAGCTACAATTTGCATAATTTCAGACATCATAGATTTAATATCCTTAACGTCCTCTTTTACTTTAGCAACCTCTAATGTTTGGTTGTCAATTACAGAGGGGTCAATACTAGGAGTATTATTCTCGCTTGGTGCTTTTGATACAGGAGTAAAACCCCAATCGTCTGTGGTATCAAACCCACGCATATAATCTGGTATATCTGCCATTACTTTAGTCCTCGTTTTCTTCGTTTGTGTTTTTTTATTACCTCTGCTGTCTTCACGTCTTTGATAGACCTTTTACCATATCTTTGGCCCAAGTTAGAGGTAGGGTGTGCTTCAGCAATTCGTTGCATGTTTTCCTGCCAACCTTGGTCATTCTTCATTGCACCCATGCCTTGTACACCACCTACTATATTTATCTTTGTTAGGCACTGTTTAATGTGTTTATTCTTCTCCAGATATGTCTCTTTATCTGAAATGGACATCATGTCGTCCCAAACTTTTCCAGTCTTGGTATTTTCAAAGGTATATGTCGGCATTATGCTTGAGCCTTA